CTACCAAGGAAATGGGTGGTGGTTCTGGTCTGAAGTATGCTGCGTCGAGTATCATCTATCTGAGTAAGAAGAAAGAGAAAGATGGTACGGAAGTTGTCGGTAATATCATTCACTGCAAGAACCACAAGAGTAGATTGACCAAAGAGAACAAGATGGTTGATGTGCGGCTGACCTATGACAAAGGATTGGACCGATACTACGGTCTGCTGGAACTGGCAGAGAAGTATGAGGTCTTCAAGAAGGTGTCAACGAGATACGAACTGCCTGACGGGTCNAAGCAGTTNGGTAANGCNATACTNANTGACCCAGAAACCTACTTNACTGAGGATATCATGCACAAGCTGAACCTCGCAGCAGAAACGGAGTTTAAATATGGAGCAGGAAATGAAGAAACCGTTCAAGACAGTAACGACTGAGTACTTCTCAGAGGTACAGGAAACCNCAGTCGGTATAATGGAGAGGCGTATCAAGGTGGTGGCTACCACAAAACAATGGGTTGGTTCTGATAAAGACCCAATCGTATCTACTACATTTGAATATCTATAAGGAACGAAAAAATGAATATCGGTGATGAAGTTGTCTACAGTGGTGACTATGGTGAAATCCTTACGGGGATTTTAACTGCCGTTGGTTCTGATAAGGACTCCTATGATGACATTAAATTGAAGGATGGAGTATTCATGTACAAGTCCAAGAAGTTGAAGAAGTATGTTCCCTTCAAGGAGAAGTCCCTCAACTCTGTCTATATCGAAATTACCAAGGGCGATACTGCTGGTCTTGCAAATTTTGATTATATTCTTCCGAATGAACTGATTGGAACGGTCTAAATAACTCACCATGCCAGTAAAAAAAACGAATCACTGCTATGATCTAGATAGATGTCTAGTTGAGTGGGAGCTCATACAGTTACGTCTAGGCGATAAACTATATGATAAACCAACGTATGGGCATGGCCGTCAGACTTGTTTGCAACGTAAGAACAAGAATGTTGTCAATCCATATACAGATGGAGTCGGTGAAAAACGAGAGAAGAAAAACCGTATCATAAAAGAACATTTAGAATATACAGTATTAAATGAAGTTTATGAAGGCACGATTTATGCTGACATAATAGATGATGTGGATGGTGTACGTTCTAGGATTATGTTTATGGATGCTTATACAAATTATTCTGTTCACAAAGACCAAACCCCTCGTTATCATCTGGCTCTAATAACAAACCCAAATGCTTACTTTATTTTTCCCACGTTGAATGAAATAATTCATATACCATCTGATGGTTTTCTCTATGAGGTTGATACTACATTGCCACACAGTTTTGTTAACTGTGGACCTGACAGAACGCATTTGTTGATCTCAAAAAGGAGTTCATCATGATTAAGTACAGAATTTTTTCAAAAGAAACAGTAGTAGATAACATGGACGAAGACCAAGTTACAACATGCATTGATATACTGCGAACTGCCAATCCAAATATAATCTATGATTTTGAGAAATACAACTGGTCGGCGGTTGAAAAACGCATGGGGCGTGATCCAGACCTTCACTAAAACATTATAAATAGTCCCATGCAAGATTTTATGGGAAAAGATGGTTTTAGTTGGTTTGTTGGTGTAGTCGAAGACAGAAACGACCCTAATCAATTGGGTAGGGTCCGTGTTCGTGTGCTTGGACGACACAGTGATGATTTAACTCAGGTTAAGACTACTGACTTACCGTGGGCGCATGTGATGCACCCCGTAACTGATCCCTCTATGCAGGGATTAGGACACACACCCTCGTTTTTAACACAAGGTTCGTGGGTTGTTGGTTTCTTTAGGGACACTGAAGCACAACAACCTGTCATTATGGGTTCTTTGCCCGGAGCTCCAAGTAATACAGCTGATCCAACTCAAGGATTTAATGATCCCCGTGGAGAAGATGCTTTACAACCATCATTTCAAGGCGATCCTTCTTACGGTCCATATCCCGGCTTACGAGATAGCGGCCACGATATTTTAGAATCGGATACTAACCGTCTTGCAAGAGGTAAAAGTTCAGAGAGTCATCAATCTCTAATTGATCGTAGATCACAGAGGTTGCGTGGTGATCCCGCACCTAAAACAGAACCAGCTGATCCCGCTGATAAGACAGGTATTCCTACTGCAACCAAACCATATTTGGTTAACGTATCTGATGAAGCTGTACAAGAAACACGGGGTTTCTGGGAAGAACCAAACCCCAAAGGTATTAAACAAAATGCAAACCCTTATATCTCTGGATCATACCCATTTAATCATGTGTTTGAATCTGAGTCGGGTCACATTACGGAAGTTGATGACAGTCCTGGCGCAGAGAGGTTGTATCGTCAACATGCAGAAGGAACATTTGAAGAAATTCATCCAGACGGTAGCATGGTTACCAAGATTGTCGGTAGTAACTATGAAATTGTGATTGGTAGTGAGAACATTGTTATCAAGGGTTCACAAAATATTACGGTTGAGGGTTCGGTACGAGAACTTATTAAGGGAGATTATATACAGGAGATTGAAGGAAACTTCTTTCAGAAGATACACAAGAACCATCGTGTCAAGGTTGGTGCCTTACANGATGATAAAGGTAAACCGATTGGCGGTAATCGTGAAGAAGAGATCGTTGGCAATCATTCTTTCAATATCAACGATGATATCAAAGGTAGAGTTGGTGGAGATTCGGTTGTCACCTTTGATAAATCTAAAATTCAAATTGTTGGTGGTGGATATGATTTAGATGTTACGGGTAAGGAGATGGATTCAAACGCCAATGCCGATGGTGTCTTCATAACAACTAATTCTAACTACACCGTGCTTGCAAAGACCGATATATCTCAGTCAACTATATCAGGAATTATGTCTCTGAAGTCTGGTAGCACATTGAATGTAAAGTCAGCAGCTGCAATGACTATCAATCCAGAAACAACACTGAGTCAAATCGTTGGTACTGCATGGACAAGTACCACAGGAACAACATGGACTCATACCTCTACAGGTAACGTAGCAATTAACGGTGCAAGGATTGACTTGAACTAATGGCTGAATTTCAATTTATAGTGAATGGAGAACTGGTTACTTATGATAAATACGAAGACATACCAGAAGATTTCGAAAATGTTATCAAGTTTTTGCCAGACACACCAGAACCAGAAGGTGAAGATGGTAATCACACTGATGAACAACATGAAGCAATGGCAGTATGGAATGAGAGACTGCAAGAACTGATGGAGAAAGAACGTGCCCGCAGCAACTAGAATTGGNGATGCAGATGTTACACACTGTTCNACNCCAGCAAGAGCAGAAGGATCACCAACTGTGTTTGTAAATAATATTGCATGGTCAAGACAGGGTGATAACAATACATCGCACCTGTTACCCGGCGCACCTTGTCCATCACATGCAGCACCAATTGCAACGGGTTCATCGACTGTCTTTGTCAACGATAAAGGTGCTGGTAGAATTGGTGATGGTATTAGTGGTTGTACTTCTGTTGCTGAGGGAAGTTCCAATGTATTTGCAGGAGGTTAGATATGGTTGATTTTTCAAATCCAAATATATGTGGTGCAAGTCCAGAACTAAATGACGTTATGAGTAAACTTACTGCGGCAAAAGCAGATGCAAAGGCAAAACTAGATGAAGCTGCATCTACTGCTGCAGCTGCGTTTGAGGAAGCTCAGAATGAACTTTCGGGACTAAAGGATAAACTTCAAACTATAGAGATACCTTCTCTACCCAAGTTAAATTTACAGGCAGAGATTAAAAGTCTTACCTCACAGATACCCGGCACTCCATCCTTTTTATCTTCACTAGCAAAAATTAAAACAGAGTTTGAAGATGACATCAAGTCCGCTGGTTTATCATTGGATACTCTTGTTAGTGATGCAACTAAAGCAATATCGGGTGGTGGTGATGTTTGTGCTCTCGTTCCCAATCTTGAAAAAGATTCGGGGAGTACTGAACCATCAGTGCAAAAACCTATCGCACCAAAACAAGCAGATAAACCAGCNGAAACCGAAGCTCCATCTGTAGTAAATCAAAATNCAACTATTGTGACAAAGACTGAAGAGATAGAAGAAAAGACAGTAGCTTGGACTTGGGATGAACCAACTCCACCAAAAGAAGACACAGGAGAATATGTAGTATCTCAAACTACACAGACAGTATCAATTACAAAAACCGAAACAACTGGTGGTGGTTCAACAATTCGTAGAAGTGAACCTGCTAAGGTCACTCCGCCGGAACCACAAACAAATCTTGCCAATCCAGAAACAGAAGGTTTCGTAGATAGACCAGCCAGAGAAAGAGAGTTTATAAAATTTGAGAATTTAGAAATTTCTGGTGATAAGATAACTATTAAAGGACTAACATATCAACCACAGCTTGTTTCATATATAGCAATTTATCCGGGCGCAAATCCAAACTTTCTTGTACAACCAAAAGACAGTCGTATTAAAGAAGGTCCATTACCAAATATGCCCCAAAATGAATTTAAGGCTTTAAAAGCAGTATTCAAAAAAGAGGGACAACCACCATATTATAATAGTGATAACGGCGATCATGCTATTACTATTCTTGGAAGTCGCAAGACTTCTTTACGGAGGACGGAGGGGTTGGACGAAGGTGGCGAAAAAGCAACGATAAACTCTGATGGGTCAGTTACGGTCTTTTCATTTCAGGGCGTCCCTGATGGTAACCATCCCGGCAATATTAATAGTACAAAGTCGCTACACCTTGATTCTGGAATACTGAGTGATAAAACTGGCATCGTATCAAGAGCTAAATTTAAAGAATCTATATCTAAGTCAGGAAGGTTTCGAAACGAAGACGGTGACTACCGTCTTGATCGTAAGCTTAATAAAAGATTTGGAGGATTTGCTGCTGAGATTGTATATGTATATCTTGACAACTATAATCCTGATAAAAAAGCGTAATAAATACAAACACACATAGAGGAGTTATATTATGGGAAAGAAAAAATCAAGGGCGACACAAACATCAAAAGGCGAACGTAACAACGTAAGCAAAGATGTGAGTAAAGCACTTCGTAGAGATTACTTGCAGAATGATCTTGCACGAACAACTAATCAAGTGAACGCTTTTAAGAAGGGTAAGAATGTCATGCTGACAATTCCTAACCCAAATACAAATGAGACAAACAAACGATTTCTTCGAGTTAATGCAAAGGACGTTTGGAAGTTTAATAATAAGTTTATTATGAAACATAATACATCAGAAAATGTATAAATAATAATAAAGAGGAATGCTCATGAGCGCTAAAGACGCATATACTGACGGCACATATCAAGGTGAAGACCGTGGTGCTCAACTGTATTCTGATATTGATTTATTCTTTGGTCCGAAGAATGGATCAAAGGATATTAATAAGGTAACTAATTTTACGGCAGTCAAGCGATCCGTAAGAAATCTTGTTCTAACCAACTTCTACGAAAAACCCTTTCACCCAGAAATTGGTTCTGGTGTAAGAGATATTCTATTTGAACCTATGACTCCTATCACCGCATATGTTCTGACCATGAAGATAGAAGAGGTGATTGAAAACTTTGAACCAAGGGCTAGACTCGTTGGAGTTCGAGCCATACCCAATCTTGACAACAATGCATATAATGTTACTATTGAGTTTTATGTTGTTAATGCCCCAACAGAACTTGTGAATATGGAAGTTCTATTAGAGAGATTACGATAATGGCAACAACTAGAAAAAGACTCAGTGTAACAGAATTTGACTTTGATGAGGTTAAGGATAACCTAAAAATTTTCATGCGAAATCAGACAGAGTTCAAGGACTATGACTTCGAAGGTTCTGGTCTGTCTGCTCTTTTGGATGTGCTTGCATACAATACGCATTACCTTGGTTTCAATGCGAACATGCTTGCAAATGAGATGTTCCTTGACTCCTCTCAACTAAGGTCGAGTGTGGTTTCTCATGCGAAGACCTTGGGATACACCACTCGTTCTGCAACAGCGGCAAAAGCAACTGTTGATGTATTTTTGAATACATCTAACACCAGTGCAACTATGCCAGCAGGAACGGTGTTCAATACTAGTGTGGGTGATGAGTCTTATCAGTTTGTAACTATAAAATCTGTTACTGCATCTTTAAGTGGTTCTAGTATTGTATTTGATGATGTAGATATATATGAGGGCAGTTATGTTTCAACTAGATATACTGCTGACACTCAGAATGTTGAACAGAGATTTATTATTAACGATGAGAGAGCAGATACAACAACTATCTCAATTACTGTGCAAAACTCTGCATCTGATACTACATCAAATGCACATACTTTGGCAACAGATATTTCTGGACTAACCTCTACATCGAATGTATATTTTCTTCAAGAGGTTGAGAATGGTAAATATGAAGTATATTTTGGTGATGGTGTTCTAGGTAGTGCGATAGAGGATGGTAATATTATCATAATCAATTATGTTGTTACCAACAAGGGCGCATCCAACAGGGCGGATACATTTACTTCATCCTCTGCAATCGATACAGTCAATAGTGTTAATGTTGTTACTGTTTCAAATGCTGCTGGTGGATCAGAACCAGAGAGTATTGAATCTATCAAGTACAACGCACCACTAGATTATGCATCACAAGGTCGATGTGTTACAACAGAAGATTACAAGACATATGTTAAACAGTTGTTCGCAAACACTCAAGCGGTTTCTGTTTGGGGTGGTGAGGATGGTTCATTTAATCCGGTTACTGGTGTATCTGATGTTCCAGAGTATGGTAAAATTTTCATTAGTGTTAAGTCAACCACAGGGCTAAATCTAAATGAAATTCAAAAGGCGCAGTTAGTAACAGATTTGTCTCCGTACACTGTAGCGTCTATTACTCCTGTAGTTGTAGATGCAGAAACTCTAAGCATTATCCTTAATGTCAATTTTAAATTTGATAGTAACAAAACAATAAGTTCTAAAGAATCGTTAGAAACACTTGTACAATCTACTATCACAAATTATAACAATGATTATTTAAAGGTATTTAATTCAGTATTCAGACATTCTCAGTTTACCTCTTTGATTGATGATACTGATAGTTCAATATTGAGCAATATTACTACGGTGACTTTAAGTGCCTCATACACACCAAATACTGTTGGTTCATATTCATTTACGGTTCATTTCGGAAATCAACTGTACAATCCCCACTCTGGTCACAATTCTATGTCAGGTGGTATCATTTCATCAACAGGTTTCCGTATACAAGGCAACACAAATGAAATGTTCTTTGATGATGATGGAGCAGGTAATCTTCGCATTTATTATTTGGTTACTGGTGCAAGAACATATCATGATTCTAACGCTGGCACTATAGATTACAGTAGTGGTTTATTATCAGCTAATCCAGTTTATATAACAGCGGTATCTAATATTGATGGTTCTGCATCAAGCTCAATAAGGTTAACTGCAATACCATCTTCCAACGACATTGTAAGCAAGAGAAATCAGATTGTTGAAATTGATCTTGTAAATACGTCAGTCTCAGGAGGACAGGATACAATTGCAGTTAATACTACGGGGGGTTCAACGAGTTTCGTCACATCCCCTAGTATCGCATCAACGTCGAGTTATTAATCATGCCTCCTTTTGACATGTCTTGGACCCCAACTTTAGAGAATAAACTCAGCACTCAGATTGATGGACAACTACCTGACTTCATTGCTGAAGATCATCCTAAGTTTTCTCAGTTTTTAAAATCGTATTACCAGTTTCTTGAATCTGGTGAACTACAACTAACAGTTAATATCGACAACATTATTATAGAACGAGAGACTGTTACCAATCTTCTTAATGAAGATGGGAGTTTAATTGTTACTGAAGTTGGTTCTGGTTCCACAGGTAAATTTATCGAAGGCGAAATTATTACTGGCGGCACATCTTATGCAACAGCAACAGTCTTAGTTGAAGACCTTGGTAATGAAACTCCAAGAATGTTTATATCCTCACAACAATTGTTTGAGACGGGTGAAACTGTAACTGGTGGAACTTCTGGTGCGTCTGGTGTAGTTACAAAATATCGTGCAAATCCTGTTCAAAATATTCAACAGATGTTGGCGTATGCTGATATTGATAACACCATCTATGACTTTATTGAAGAGTTTCGCAAATCCTTTATGGCGGGAATTCCTACTAATCTTGCAAATAAAGTCAACAAGAGAAATTTAGAAAAACATATTGGTGAGTTATATCGACGGAAGGGAACTAAAGAGGGCGCTAAACTCTTTATGAAAATACTTCTAGATGAGGACGCAGAGGTATTTTATCCAAATCAATTTATGTTGAAAGCATCAGCAGCAGATTGGGATAAACCTACTGTTGTTCGTTGTTCTTCTGTTGGTAATGTTGTCGCAGATGAACTTGTAGGACAATCAATTACTGGAACAGATAGCGATGCAACTGCACTTGTTGAAAATTCAACAACCTTTTCTGTTGCTGGTGGTATTTCATATATTGAATTTCAGATTTCAAATATAGTTGGAACTTTCAATAATGGTGAAAACATATTTGGTATCTCTTCTACAGGAGACGTAAAATATAATTTTACTATTAATGATATAATTTCATCAGTTACAATCTCTAATGATGGAACACTATACGAAGCGAACGATTCGATTGATCTTGATAACTCTGTTGGAATTGGTAGTGGTGATATTTCAGCGACCGTTGGTGAGGTTGAAAAGGGTTCTATTTCAAATGTTGTAATTGATGATGGGGGAACCAATTATGAAATAGGTGATCTTGTTGTATTTACAGACAGTGCATCAGAAGCTGGTCTTGTTAAAGAAGCAGAAGCCGAGGTTGTTGTTATTAATGGTAACATAGTTGATGAGACTGACAACGATATTATTATACAAGAAGAAGGTACTAACACTTTTATAACACAGTTTAATTTTCAAGTTGAAGACGGTACAGTTTTTAATGAGGAACCTTTTGCACTATTAGGAACTGATAGAACATATAGTGCTGTTTCCGGTTACTACTACCCAATCTATAAAACAAATTATGCAGCGGAACAATCAATTATTAATAAATCATCTGCCTCTGTAAATGGTGCAACATTTAATTCAATAACAGTTGTACTTGATGGAAATGCTGGGGATGATATTGCTATAGGGATGGTTGTACGATCAAATAGTATTCCTATAAACACGACAGTTAAAGTTACTTCTGTTACGGATCAATCAACTATCGTTCTATCTACTCCACAAACATTTTTGGACAATGAGGTTCTACAATTTAAATCTGATTCAACAGGAGTGAGAGAATATAGTTTCCTTGAGTATCCCGGCGAAATATTTTATTCTCCTACAACTTTGACAGCTGTTGCCCAATCAACTTACGATAGTGCAACATATGTACTATACGGCGGTAACTATAATCACAGGGCAGATCATCTCTATGGTGAGTCTGGAAATGCTGCATCATATACTAGTGGTATCAACACAGAAGCAGTTCTTGGTGATAGGTTTGAAACTGAGTTGGCAACGAATACAATAGTTATAGACACCAATCGTTATGATAATGAGGGGTTTATTTTAGAATCTGGTGTTGGAGATATTACAAAAATAAATGTGACTAAGCCGGGAGAAGGTTATACACTTTTACCTACTGTTGCAGTTAGAAGTCAGTATGGTGCAAACACAAAGGCTTTTGCAGCTACAACAGATATTGGAAGGATTTCTAGTGTCAATATTACTAATCCCGGCTTCAATTATACTGAAGAACCTACATTAGAATTTCGTGGAAATTTCATTGTAAAAGATATAACAGGAGTGTTTACTCCCGGCGAATCATTAACATCACATACAGGAACAGTTCGATCATTTGACTCTGCAACCCAACTTCTTAAAGTTTCAATTGAAGACATAGTTGGTGTTCAAAGTGAATCGTTTGGAGAAGGCAACTACAATGAGGGCGTACTTTTAGAAGACTCTCTTACAACATCTGAATATGTTGATGAAAATATTATTTTGAATGCTAATCTTGTCTATGGAGAAAATTTAGTTGCTGAAGATGGCGATAGACTTTTAATAGATTCTACAAGCATAACGTCTGGGTTTATAAATTTAGAGGATGGTTTTGGTCAAATCATTATGGAACATCCAGAGGTCGAAGAACTAGCACAGACTATTCTTGAAGATGGTAGTGGTTCTCTTAGGTCAGAACCAGATACCTATGGTCATGATGATGATAATATCATGGGAGAATTTATCTGTCAAGAAATTGGATTTAGAAATGACGATGCAGTTTATGTATATGATCAGAGACAAGTAAAATTTCTATTGGAAAACTCAGCGGTTCCTCCACTCAAATCAAATGATAACGCCTTTATAGTTCTTAATGCTGATATAGAATATGAAGATAATTTAGTTCTTAATGCTACAGATAATCTTGGTACAAATACTGGTGGTAAGATTATTCCAAATTCTACGGCTGCAAACGGAGTCGGTGATCCTACTAACAATATTGTTTTAGAATCTGGTATAACTGACAGCGTTAATGAAAAACTCCTATACGAAAATGATGTCCCCTTCACTAACTTGTTATTGGATGGAACAAATGCAGATACCCTTCATATAAACGAAAAAGTTTTATTTGAGGATGCGGGAATTGATTTCTCTGCTGGAACAACATCTATAGCAACTTCAAACGGGTCTGCAACAATTGCTCATGCAGATGTTGCGAAATCAAAATTTAATTTAGGTAGGACCGCTGAAAAAGTAGGAAGATTTGGTGGTATTGAAAATTTAATTGGTGAAGCTCTAATTAGAATTCAAGATTCTTATTATTACCAAGATTTTTCATATGAAATTCAGTCAGCATCTGGTAGTAGTTCATATTTAAATGAGGTGAAAAAATCAATTCATCCAGCTGGATTTAATGTTTTCTCAAAGTCCATTCTTTCTTCTTTTGTTTCTGCTAAATTACAAATTGGAGAAGCACAGGAAATTGGAGAATCTGACCGTGGTGGTGCGATCTTCGATGCTATTCTTAGTACTACATTCTTCTCAATATTTGCTGCTCCTATTGAGCGCCGTCTTGGTTTTACAACTAAAGAAGAGACTGTCCTATTATTAGAAACTTCTATTCAAGAAACCTCTGATGATAAATTTGATATTGAGGAAGAACTTGGTGTAGGTGTTATACGATTAGAAACACCAGAAAATGCTTATATTGATTTTGAAGCAATAGAAATATCTTATGGAATTGGTGCTGGCGAGTTTGGTTTGTTGTTAACTGAGGATTTAGATCGTATCGTATCAGAAAGTGCTGAAGCGATATCGAACAACCTTGTTCTTGATGGAACTGAAGATGGACATCTTCAAACATCTCAGGGCGATGCCGGGTTTAATATTATCACAGAAGACGACTTATCATTCGAACTTGAGGATAGTCTTCAAGATGGTATATCATTCCTTTCTGGTGAAGACTCTACAATAATAGACAATTTGCTTAGTGAAGTTGAGGCCGATATCTTTGTTATTGAAGGTATATCTGATTATGATAGAGATGTTCATATTCGATCTTCTTATACAACACAAGTTGATGTTACGTTAAATAAAACACACAATACTGCTAATGGTCTATCATTCCTTGCAACTAAAACTTATGAGGGGATTAGTGGTGATGGTATTGCATTGGAAAGTGGTTCCTCTCAACTTGGTAGTCGTTTATTACTGACTCAAACTGACAGCAGTGCGTCTGATCTTGGTGATCACATTTTGTTGGAATCTGGCAGTGATGTTAATATAAATCAGAGTGTAACGAAAGATACCTATACATCACTTGGATATTCTACCAATAACTTTACCCGTGATTCTTTAGTTAATATTTCTAATGAAAATTCTTTTGATGGTATTATTCTTGAGGGTCAAGAAATTGGAACATTTAAACTAGAGGATGGATCAACTGTTACAGGAACATTTGGTGACGATATTCTTTTGGAAGATTCTACTGGGTTTGGTGTTGGTGAAAAACTAAGACTTGAAAGGACTTTCATTGCTTTAGAAGATTCTATAAATGTTGGTGCAAATCCATTCGATATGGCTGGCGATACTATACTTGAACCATTTACTATTCCATCAGATATATTTGTAAGTTCTAGAGGAACAATATCTTCAGAGGATATCGATAATCTACTTATAGATCATTCGGGTAACACTGAATTAATACTTGAATCCGGTGGAAACATATTGCTTGAAGCTTCTCTTGATGATACGGGTAATATATCTGGACATATTACATTAGAAAGTGATGATGAATCTACTGGGTTCGAATTTTTACTTGAGGATGGAACTGATTTAGATGTATACGACAAAACAATAGGCACGGTCCTTAGTTTTGGATTTGATGGAATATTAACTACATTTGATAATAATCTAGTATCGTTCGATGTAGACCGAGTATAAATATAACAAAGGAAGACGGAATAATGGCATATCAATCAATAGGATTAGGTACTACCGCAGGGGATGGCACCGGCGATACCATTCGTAGCGGTGGTGACAAAGTAAATGATAACTTTGTTGAAATTTATACCTTGTTGGGTACGGGCTCTGCATTAACTTCTGGTATCAGTGCAACATCTTCTGTTGTTACTCTTGGTGGACCAACAATTACTGGTGTTGCTTCATTCGCAGACGGCAGTAATTCTGCTCCATCAATTACGAATACAGGCGACACAAATACAGGTATTTACTTTGGTGCTGCTGATACAGTCAATGTCACCACTGGTGGAACCAAACGAGTCGATATCGATAGTTCGGGTTTGGACGTAACAGGTAATGTGACAGCAACAGGTAATGTGACAGCAACAGGAACAGTAGAACCAGCTGGTGATACTGCTGCTGGTGATAATGCCGCTATCGGTTATACTGCGGCGGAAGGATTGATACTTACTGGACAGGGCAGCACCTCAGATATTACTTTAAAGAACGATGCTGATGCTACTGTGTTCACAGTTCCTACTGGTACTGATGATATTCTTTTCCCCGATAATGCTAAGGCAATGTTTGGTGCTGGTTCTGACTTACAGCTTTTCCATGATGGCAGTAATTCATATATTAAAGATGCTGGCACAGGTAACATAACAATGCAGGCTAACCAAGTTAACTTTGTTAATGCAGCTGGTACCGAAACATTGATGGCAGTTAATGAAGATGGTGCTGTTGTTCTTTTTTATGATAATTCAACTAAATTGACAACAAGTTCTGCTGGTGGTACACTGACAGGAGTGTGGGTACAGACTGCTAATATTGCTGCTGATGCTATTACGGGCGCTAAGATTGCTGATGATGCTATTGACTCTGAACATTATGCAGCAGATTCTATTGATGAAGAGCATATCGCCAATGACGCTGTAGGTTCAGCAGAATTAAAAACTCTATCAACTCTGTTGATTAAGAACTCTAGTGGTTCTACACTAAAAACTGTTCATGGTGCGGGTGCATAATTATAATTAGATATGAACATGATGTATAAATACTAATATAGATTAGAGGATACGGAAAATGACAGCAATCATAACAGAAAAATTTAGACTTCATAACGCAACTCAATTCTCTGAGTCTTTTAATGAAGCAGCTAAAAGCACATACTACATGATGATTGGTAAGTCTACTCCTTTCACATCAGGAACTAGTGGTGGAACAGATTCGTCACCACCTACTCCGGCTGATGATGTAACCAGTGAGTTTAATGTTTGGGATCAAGCTATCGCTGCAAAAAATGTTGCAGCAGGTGATGTTAGTCATGCAATTTCTCGACTTAACTGGGCCAACAGTACAACTTTTGATATGTACGAAAGCGATGTTAGTTCTACTAATTTAACTACATCTGGTAAATCTAGTATTTATGAATCCACATTTTTCTTCCGTACATCTGATAACCGTGTGTATAAGGTTATAGACAATAACGGTGGAACTGCTTACTCTGGTTCTGAACCTACCTCTGAATCAACTTCCTTCTTTTCTCAGGGTGGTTATGTTCTAAAATATATGTACACAATTACCAGTGCAGAACAAACAAAGTTCTTGACAACAGATTTTATGCCTGTTAGTACTGATTCTACTGTTTCTACTGCGGCTGTTGATGGTAAAATTGAAAGTCTTATTGTAACCGCTGGAACTGGATATACAGATGGTACCTACTATGTAGCAGTTAATGGCGATGGTACGAGTGCGGGAACAACCTCTGGTGCCGTAATAGAATTTGTGGTTTCCAGTGGTGCAATTGCAAGTTTCGGTCTTACTTCTGGAACTGATACAATTGTTTATTCTGGTGGCACTAATTATACCTATGGAACAATTACACTTACAGATGACACAGTATTTGCAAATGCAGGACTAACAACTGCTGTAGATTCTGGTGACATTGATAACGGTAGTGGCGGTGTAATCAAAGTTGTAATTAGTCCAAAGGGGGGTCATGGTTCTAATGCGGTCAACGAACTTGGTGGTCACTTTGTGATTATGAACACATTGTTCGTCGGTGCAGAGGGCGATGATCTTCTTACAGGAAATGATTTTCGTAACATTTCTATTGTTACTGAACCAACAAATTTTGGAACAACAACAGTTGCAACTGATACAACAGCTCGACAAACTTATGCACTAAAGTTGGCTAGCACCAGTGGTACGTTTACTGCTGATGAAAAGATTACACAAGCAACAACTCTTGCAATTGGTAAGGTTGTTCAGTGGGATGCTAATAACAACATTCTTTATTATCATCAGGAAAGATATCCAGATTACGGCACAAGTACAGTTGGTGCATATATTGCTTTCTCTGGTGCAAATGTTGTTACGGGCGCAACTTCTGGCGCAACTGGGACACCTGATGCATCAGCGGACAGTGCAGTGACTCTTGCTAACTCAAATACTATCACATTTACCGATGGATATGCGAACCCAGAACTTGAACCAGATAGCGGTAATGTAATCTACATAGAAAACAGAGCCCCCATCACCCGTGCGACAGATCAAACGGAAGACATTAAAATTGTAGTGGAATTCTAATATGGCACAAAAGACAAATCTTAACGCAGCACCGTACTTTGATGATTTTAATGCAGAGAATAATTATCATAGAATTCTCTTTCGGCCGGGATATGCAGTTCAGGCAAGAGAGTTAACGCAACTTCAAAGTGCATTACAACATCAAATTGAAGCACATGGAAGTCACATTTTTCGTGAGGGCGCAGTGGTTGTGCCGGGTCAAGGAACGACTCAAGAGTATTATAGTTTGAAACTCGCAAGTACATTTAATGGTCAAGATGTTGATCCTTCACAATACTATAACGTAGACAGTCCTACAACTATTACAGGTGCAACAACGGGTGTTACTGCAAAGGTTATTGGTTTTAAGGCCGCAACGACTACAGATCAACCACTCCTTTATCTTTCATATGAACGTGCGGGAACTGACTTTGAAACTACAGTTTTTGATGATAATGAAAATATTACTGCTAATACTGCAATATCACATTCAACAGCAAGTTATGCTGCAGATGTTGCATCTGCTACAACATACAATTCTGTGTATAGTGTCGCTGCAGGATCAACCTTAGCACAACTTGCAAGTGCTGAAGGTCCAGCATCAAGAACAGGTATTGCGTTTCGCATAGAATCTGGTATTTACTATATTCGTGGTTTCTTTGTTAACAACATAGAAGAAACTTTAGTTCTCAATAATTATGATAGAACTTATACGGGAACAGTTGGGTTTAAAGTAAGCGAAACTATTGTTACACCAGAAGATCAAGATTCTCTATTAGATAATTCTACGGGGTCAACTAACTTTGCTGCGAAAGGCGCACATAGATTAAGTATTTCTGTTGCACTCTCTGCTACTACGACTTCAACGGACACNACCNATTTTGTCGNTTTGGTTGATCTCAAAAATGGGAAATCATCTGTAATTGGTCGTCGGACGCCATATTCTCAACTTGCAGATGAAATGGCAAGAAGGACTAATGATGAATCTGGAAGTTATACGGTTCGACCATTTGAATTTACCATAGGTGAATCAGTAGATGTTACTGTAGGTTCAACTAGTCTACTGGGTAGATATACTAAGGGTGCGACAACTGATGATGGCAACATCGCTAGCGACGATCTCTTAGCTCTTACTATATCACCGGGCAAAATATACGTTAGGGGTTATGAAATTGATAAGGTTCGAACCACTATAAAAGATATTTCTAAAGCAAGAGATTTTGAAAGTATTAATGCTGGTATTACGACTTTTGACATTGGTAATTTTGCACTCATTACCGATGTATACAATACTCCAGACATTACAAAAATATCTGGAGAAACTACTCCATTCAAATGTATAGAATTTTATGATGCTGAAAATTCAACCAGAGGTTCTGCGAATGGTAATTTAATTGGTGTTGGCCGAGCTAGAGGAATTGAATTTGATTCTGGTACTGCTGGATCGAATTCATTTGCATCCGGTTCTCGTTATAAATTATATCTTTTTGATATACGGCCATTTACAAAACTAACTTTGAGTGACACTCCATCACCAACACTTCTTGCAACACATACAAATGGTGGTGTATTAATCACGGGTGTAACTTCTGGTGCTAGAGGTTATGTATATAAAGATGGAACTTCTGGAACTTCAGTAAATCTAGTTTCTGTAGTTGGTACATTTAAAGCCGGAGAAGAGATTACATCTTCCGATTCTGCTGAAACAGGTGGAATTGTTGAGAATAGTAGTAATGCAGATATTACCGTAACTAAATCAGAAACTTTTACTTTTAATAATTTTAGACAGGTTTATATGGAGGATGCAGATAGTGGTCAAGACTTTACTGCTAATCTTGTTCTTGAAACTGTAGGTAATGTTTTTGCTGATATTTCTCTAGAAGAAGATTCATTATCATCTATTGAATTAGAAACTGAAACAAGCTCTAGTGGTAGAATTATCCAAGAAGATGCTCAAAGTTCAGTAGTCGCAAAACTAAAAGATACAGAAAAAAATGTGACATTATTTAAACTTCCACGAAGCTCCATTAAAACACTTCTGACCGAAACTAATTCTGGTTTAAGTGATACGCAATATACAGTTCGTAGACAGTTTATTGGAATTACAAACAGTTCTGGTGTTGTTACCTTTAATGCGGGTACAAATGAAACATTTTTATCTCACAGTGAAGCAGACTATACATTATCTATTCTTACTGCTGGTGGTGGAACAGGAGAACAGGGTGATCTCGTTAGTATCTCTGGTAAAATTAGTGGTGGTGGAACATCAACTCTTACTATTACAGATGCAACTATCTTGGGAAGTGCAGCAAAAATAAAACTTACTGCTACAATTCTTAAAACTTCTGTTCAATCAAAGACTAAAACTACTAAGCTTATGAAACAACTAAAAGTAACTTCTGGAACAACAGATGCATATGGAACTCGTCCAAAAGATGACACTATTTCCCTTGGGCGTGGGGATGTGTTTAAACTCGTTGCAGTTTTTGACTCAGAGGAAGCAAGCACGGATGCACTTGCTCCAGAATTTACTACAAGTAATCAATCAGGAACATTTACCAGAGGTGAAAAAATCACTGGTGCGACAAGTGGCGCAACTGCAAGAATTGTTGATATTACATCTCCGATGAGTTATGTTTTATCTACTGCAACTTCCTTTGTATCGGGGGAAACAATCACTGGTGAAAGTTCCGGCGCAACTTCTACTATCGGAACTCTTACAGATGGTAGTGTGGATATTAGAAGTAAATATATTTTTGATCGTGGCACCGCCGATAATTTCTATGATATTGCTAGAATTATAAGAAAAGGTTCTGAACCCGCACCCACAGGAAGATTGCTCATTATATATGATTATTTTGAACATGGTACGGGAGACATGTTAACAGTTGACTCTTATGTTGATATTGCTAATCAAGTGGACTATGTAGATATTAAATCCGCATTAATTAATTCATATGATTTTAGGCCAAAGGTTGAAGATATTGCTGGTACATCAAGAACACTAGAGGTTATTGATGAAATTACAGGAAACTCTTTTGATTTCTATTCTAGACAATATGATGGCACTGGTGCATCACTTTCTGATTTTCTCAAGCCCGGTTCTAATATTCAATCAGACTTTGAGCATTATCTTGGAAGGAAAGACGTAGTTGTAATTGATGACACTGGAACAATTAGTATTATTGAAGGATCGTCATCAACTGCGCCAGTAAAACCTGACATTCCATCAAATTCTATGAAACTTGCTGATTTAGATATCCCAGCATTTACTCGTATGCCGGAAGATGTAACTATTCAAAGAACAAGAAATCAAAGATTTACCATGAAAGATATTGGTAAACTTAGCCGACGACTTAGTAATGTTGAAAGAATGACAACTCTAAATCTATTGGAAAGAAATGCTTTAGGTACTGAGACGTTAGATGCTAACGGACTGAGTAGATTTAAGTCAGGAATTGTTGTTGATAATTTCCAAGGTCATAAAGTTGGCGATGCCTTCCATCCAGACTATAAAAACTCTATGGATTTTTTGGGTGGAATTTTGCGACCAATTCATGTTTCTAAATCCATCGATTTAGAAGAAAATGTTTCAACTGATTCTGCAAGAACTTCTGCTGGTTATCAGAAGACAGGTGATCTTGTAACTCTTCCATATACAGAAGTGGTATTAACAGAACAACCATTTGCTAGTACTGTTGAAAGAGTTGCACCGTTCATGACTGCGACATGGAAAGGTGTAATGACCATAGACCCAACACAGGATAACTGGATGGAAACAGAAATTGCTCCCCAGTTGATTATTAACCGTGAGGGTAACTTTGATGCAACTGTTGCTGCTGTTGGTAATAATATGGGTGCTGTTTGGAACTCATGGCAAACAACTTGGTCTGGAACTGTTCAGAGAGATGATGGAATACCGCCGCCGACGCCGGCGGAAGAGCGCCAGCAGTTTGACGACGATTTCGAAGGCGACGGGCCCGGCGACGGTTCCAAGGTTCTTTGTGGAGAGTTGTACAGACAAGGACTTCTTCCTCATGACATATATATGGGTGATCTTGCTTATGCTCGTGATTATGTTCATGAATATACTAGAAACGGTTATCTAATATGGGCTAACCCATTAGTAAGACTGATGCGTAAATCTAAATTGGTAACTAATATGGTAAAACCAATTGCTAGTGCTTGGGCAGAAGAGATGGCATATCGTGCAAGTAATGTTGGAAACGGTAATAAATTTGGAGCAACATTATTTTATCTTGCACCAATATGTACAGGCATTGGAGCAGTACTTAAATTATTTAATGTCGAAACCTGCCCAGAATCAATTAAAAGTTTTGTGGGGAACAAATAAATGGTAGTTAGAACTTTTAACGCAACACAACAAACTAGAACTGGCGTTCTAACTGAAGTTCAAGAGGACATTGAGTTAACAAGTGATGGATTTAGGTCTATTGCTAAAACTGCTATTCCATTTGTTCGTCCAAAAACAATTTCCTTTGAAGCTAAAAGTTTAAAACCATTTACAAAACTATATGTGTGGTTTGATAAACAATTGGTCAATAAGTATGTGACACCGGGCGCTAGTGGTGCCATTGGAACTGCTTTCTCAAACTTCTCTGATGTTGCAACTCCTGTTGTCGGTGGTACTCTTATTAGTGATGGCGTTGGTAATTGTGAAGGAACCTTTACTATTCCTAATCCAAGAGTTGCTGGCAATCCTAAGTTTGCAACTGGTGATATTGATTTTGTAATAACAGCAGACCCAAATAACAAACAAGTTGGTGACGGCGCAAATGAAATTGTTGCAAGAGAAACTTACGCAGATGCAGTTTATTCTGCTAGAGGTATATTAGATACACAACAAGAAACTATTATTGCAACAAGAAATGCAATCGTAGTTACAACAGACCTTTTTGAAGAGGGTGAAGTTATTGTTGGGTCTGAATTTGTGCCTCCTCGTATGGACCCATTGGCTCAGACTTTTATTGTTTTGGATACTGATGTTCAAAACGATAATGTTACTGGTGCATTTGCAACTTCTTGTGATGTATTCTTCTTTCAAAAGGATAATACATATCCTGTAACAATGGAAATTCGTAATGTAGTTAATGGATCGCCCGGACCAAAAATTCTTCCATTTGGTAGAAAAACATTACAATCTTCAGCGGTTACAACATCTACAGATGGAAATACTGCAACTACCTTTACATTTGACTCTCCCGTTTATATGCAGGGTGGAACAGAATATTCAATTTGTCTATTAGCTAATACTCCAGAATATAAGGTATGGATTTCTGATCTTGGAACACAAGATATTTCTGGTAACGAAATCACAGACCAGCCTCACGTTGGTGTTCTTTTTAAGAGTTCAAATAATAGCACATGGGTTCCATCGCCCACACAAGACATGAAATTTTCTCTCAAGAGAGCTAAGTTTGATACGAATGCTGCTGGTTTAGTTACGTTACAAAATCAAACACTTCCTGCATTAACTCTCAGAGTTAATCCTTTAGAGATGACAGACAATAGTACAACATTAAAAATTAACCATGCTGGTCATGGTATGCACTCTACTACAAATAATGTCACTATTGATGAAGTTAAGTCTGGTGCATCAACAACACTTAATGGTGCAATTTCTTCTGCCGCAACATCGATTACTCTTACGAGTGGAACAAACTTTGATGACACTAGTGGCAAGTATTCTAGAGATGCATCTAACGTGTATTATATTAAAATTGATGATGAGATTATTAGTTACACTACTATTTCTGGAACTGGTATTACAAGTGCAACACGGGGTACAAATGGTACAACGGCAACATCTCATGCGAATGGTGCAACTGTAGAATTGTATCAAATCCATAAGGTTCCGTTGTATGATATTAATAAAACACACACTGCAATTGGTAATACTCAAACTGACAGCTATACAATTACTCTTTCAACTACCCCTGTGGTAGATGGTGATTCTGGTACATCTACTTTCGGTGGAAGTTTAGTCACCGCAACTGAAAATGCACAATATGATGTTTCTACTTTTATTATGGGTACTGTAGTTCCGGCAAAAACTAAAATTAAAACGGCAATTTTGACAACTTCTGGAACAAGTCCAAATGGTTCTGAAACTTCATTTGTAAAATCAACAACCGATAGGATCGTTCCATCTGGTGACAACTATTATCATACAAGCACAAATTTGGTTGCGTCTGGTATTAATGAAACAAATGAAATGTCTGGTGCAAAATCTTTGAGTGTTCCAATAACTCTAACTTCAGAAATTGATTCATTATCTCCTGTACTTGACTTACAGAGGATGTCGATGATTGCTGTATCAAACCAGATAAATCAGATTGATTCCTCATCAGATGTATATCCTTCATCTATATACAAAGCAATGACAGAACCGGAGGGTGATAATCATTCAGCAATTTATCTCACTAAGAAAATTGAACTAGAAACACCTGCAACCTCTCTAAGAGTTATTTTAGATGCTCGACGGTTCCCCGAAGCAAATATTAAATTGTTGTTTAAAACTCTACGGGTTGATGATGCATCTAACTTTAATGATATGGGTTTTAGATTTTTTAACGATGATGGAACTGTCGCTGGGTCTGGCGGGCCGGATGTTATAACTCGACCTTCTAAAACTATTACTGATTTTATCGAACATGAATACACTGCTGGTGTGACAGATGATGGTATTGGTTCTCCCCTAGAAGATTTTAGTTCTTTTCAGATTAAAATTGTTATGAGGGCAACAAATCAAACTGCTGCACCATTAATTAAAAATCTTCGTGTTCTAGCTTTGGCCACGTAATATGTCAAGATATCTAAAAATAGAGGATGAAGATAATTACGTTAAAGATTCTAACGGTAGTCATGCAATTATAAATAACAATGTGAACGCATATGAAGTCGCTAAAAAACGTGCAAAAGAGGCACAAAGACATAGAGATGAAATGCGTGAAACGACTAGAGAATTAAATACTTTGAAATCAGAAATGCATGAAATTAAATCTTTACTACAACAATTAGTTAAAGAGAACTAATACCGGAGAATACAGTAAATGTCATATCAACCACTTGATCTTGGTTCAGCTGCTAATGATGGCACCGGCGATACACTTCGTGCATCAGGTGATAAAATTAATGACAACTTTAGTGAAATTTATACCCTACTTGGTGATGGCACATCATTGTCAAGTGGTATCAGTGCAACTGCAACAGTAGTAACTTTAACTGCGCCAACAATTTCTGGTGTGGTAGGTGGAACAATTACATCTGCCACAATTACAACTCTAACGGGAACTACTTTTAACGCTGGAACTCTTGCATTAGCTGCTGGTTCTATCACCGATAGTTCTGGTGCGATTAGTTTTGGTAACGAGAACCTAACAACGACAGGTTCAGTTACAGCTGCATCGTTAGACATATCTGGTAATGTCGATATAGATGGTACACTTGAAACTGATGCACTAACGATTGATGGCGTTTCACTGGCAGAAACTATTTCTGACACAGTTGGAGCAATGGTTAGTTCCAATACAGAAACAAACATCACAGTAACATATGACGATGCAGATAACACATTAGATTTTGTTATTGGTACACTCAATCAGAGTACATCAGGAAATGCGGCCACTGCTACTGCACTGGAAACTGCTAGAACTATTGGTGGAACCTCATTTGATGGTACTGCAAATATTGCCGTTGCACTTTCCGCAACCGCCACTGCTCTTGCAAACGCAAGAACTATTCATGGTGTATCATTCGACGGCACTGCTAACATTGACCTTACTGAAGTTGTACAAGACACAGTTGGAGCTATGTTTGGTTCTAACACTGAAACAGGTATTACTGCAACGTATCAGGACTCAGATGGAACCATAGACCTCGTAATTGGTACACTCAATCAGGACACAACTGGAAATGCTGCAACTGCTACTGCTTTAGAAACTGCAAGAACAATTCATGGAGTGTCCTTTGATGGTACTGCCAATATTGATCTCACTGAAGTTGTACAAGATACCGTTGGAGCTATGTTCAGTTCTAATACAGAAACGGGTATTACAGTAACATATCAAGATGCAGATGGTACTGTTGACTTTGTTATTGGTACACTCAATCAAGATACCACTGGAAGTGCTGCAACTCTAACTACTGCAAGAACAATTGGTGGAGTGTCTTTTGATGGTAGTGCTAACATTAACCTTCCCGGCGTAAATACTGCTGGTAATCAGAATACAAGTGGAACAGCCGCAGTTGCAACAGTAGCAACAACGGTTACTATTACCGATAATGAGTCTACGAATGAAAACAACGCNATTGTGTTTACTGCTGGTGGTGATGTTGACGGCGGTAACCTTGGATTAGAATCTGATGGAACACTTACATATAATCCTAGCACTGGTAAGATTACTGCAACAGGATTTGTAGGTGCATTGACAGGTGCCGTTACTGGTGATGTTACAGGTAATGCTGACACTGCCACTGCACTTGCAACTGCCAGAACCATTCATGGTGTATCTTTTGACGGCACTGCAAACATTGACCTCACCGAAGTAGTACAAGACACAGTTGGTGCTATGTTTGGTTCTAACACAGAGACAGGTATTACAGTAACTTATCAGGATGCCGACGGTACTATTGATCTTGTGGTAGGAACACTTAACCAAGATACAACTGGAACAGCATCTAAAGTTACAGTTACCGATAGCACTGCGAATACAAACTTCCCCGTGACCTTCCACGATGAGTCGAATGCACTGTTGGATGATACAGGTGCATTGCGTTACAACCCAAGCACAGGAACCCTACTTGTTCCAAATCTTGTTGTAGCAGGAACAACTACTCAAGTTGATACTGTNACTATGAATGCAGAGAATGCAGTTATATTTGAAGGTGCAACTGCTGATGANCACGAAACAACTCTTACGATTATCGACCCAACTGCTGANCGTACACANAGATTGCTTAACCANAGTGGTTTCATTCCTCTTCTTGCGGCGGTCACTACTACTGCAATTACATCCACACCAGAAGAGCTTAANATTNTGGACGGTGCNACTGTTGTNGTTGGNGAGATTAATGCACTNGACTTGGGTTCGACTGCCGTTGGTACTGCTATTGCTAGTAAGGCGGTCATACTAGACTCCAACAAAGATTATACAGGAATAAGAAACTTTACCGTAAGTGGTGAACTTGACGCAGCAACAGGCGATTTCTCTGGTGACGTAGATGTTGATGGTACATTAGAAGCAGATGCAATCACTGTCAACGGNACTGCTCTAAATGAGTTCATTTCCGATACAGTCGGTGCAATGGTCGGTAGTAATACTGAAACAGGTATTGCGGTGACTTATCAGGATGCTGACAATACGATAGACTTTGCCCTTGATGCAGCGCAAACTACTATCACATCTTTGCTTGCTACGGATATTAAGATTGGTGAGGATGACCAGACCAAGATTGATTTCGAGACTGCTGATGAAATTCACTTCTATGCTGCAAACGCACACCAGATAAAACTTGTTGATGGCGCTTTAGTTCCAGCGACAGATAACGATGTTGATTTGGGTACGAGTTCGGCCGAGTTTAAGGATGCGTACTTTGATGGAACTGTAACTGCTGATGCATTTTCTGGTCCTATCAATGGTGACCTAACTGGTACTCTACAAACTGCGGCGCAGGCCAACGTAACGTCTTTGGGTACGCTGACAACATTGACTGTTGATAACATCATTATTAACGGAACAAACATTGGTCACACTTCTGATACAGATTCCATAGCAATTGCTTCTGATGGTGTTGTGACATTTAGTCAAGCACCTGTGTTTCCTGATGGTTCTATTGCGGTTGCAGACCTAGACATAGATGGTGCAACCGATATCGGTGCTGCGCTTGTTGATGCTGACTTGTTAATTGTTGATGACGGTGCGGGTGGTACGAATAGAAAAACAACAATGGCAAGAATCAAAACCTACATCAATGCTTCTGCTTCTGGTTCGGTTAATGCTGATGATGTTGCTGGTGGTGATGCAGCAGTTCTTCTAACAACAAGTTCGGGTAACATTACAATTGATGCTGCGGCTAATGACAGCGATATTATTCTTAAAGGTACAGATGGTGGTGCAGACACAACCTTCTTAACGATTGATGGTAGTGATGCTGGTTCAGCAACATTCAACGATAAAATTATTGTTGGTGACGGAAAATTAGTTCTCAACTCAACTGCTGTTACATCAACAGCAGCAGAACTGAATATTCTGGATGGTGTTACATCAACGGCTGCTGAACTGAATATTCTAGATGGTGTTACCTCTACCGCTGCTGAACTAAATGCATTGGATGGTATTACTGCTGTGGTTGGAGAACTCAATGCTCTTGATTTAGGTTCTACCGCTGTTGGTACTGCCATTGCAAGTAAAGCAGTTATTCTAGATTCCAATAAAGATTATTCAGGCATAAGAAATCTAACACTTGGTGGTAACATTGTTATTGCTGATGCTGGAACAATCGGTTCAGCTTCAGATGCAGATTCTATTGCGATTGCATCTAACGGTGTTGTAACATTCAGTCAGATACCAGTTCTTCCTGCTAACTCCATCGACAGTGATTACTATGTTGATGGAAGTATTGATACTGCCCACATTGCAGATAACCAAATTACACTTGCGAAGATGGCTGGACTTGCTAGGGGCAAGATTATCGTGGGAGATGCAAGTGGTGATCCATCTGCACTGGCGCCGGGATCAAATGGTCAAGTACTTGCCTCAGATGGTACAGATTTATCTTTTGTTGATATTTCCGTTTCCTCACTTGCAGCAGATAATCTCGCTGCTGGTGATGCAGCAGTTACCTTAACAACATCCAGTGGTAACATTACAATTGATGCCGCTGCAAACGACAGTGATATTATTCTTAAAGGCACTGACGGCGGTGCAGATACAGACTTCTTGACAATTGATGGTAGTGCAGCTGGTAAGGCAACCTTTAATAACGAAATAGTTTCTGGTGCAGTTATTACATCTGGAGCTGGTCTTGTGATTGCTGATGCTGGAACGATTGGTTCTGCTTCAGATACAGATGCGATTGCGATTGGTTCCGATGGTGATGTAACACTTACGCAAGACCTAGAACTTCAACATGACGGTGCTATATTGTCGTTTGGTGCCAATGATGATGTTACCGTAACTCATGTGCATAACACAGGATTATTGCTCAATGCTGCAATGGTGGTTCAGTTCCGTGACTCTGCTATCAACATTGGTTCTCCAGCTGATGGTGATCTAGATATCAACGCTGACGATGAGATTGAATTGAATTCAACTTTGATTGATGTAAATGGCAATCTAGACGTTAGTGGAACAATTGTTGGTGCAAGTACATTGTCTGCAACAACAGGAACATTTAGCGGCATTCTAAAAACTGACGATGCAACAGAGGCAACCTCTACTACAGACGGTTCATTACAGACTGATGGTGGCTTATCTGTGGTCAAAGATATCGTTGCTGGTGATGACATCAAGCTTCTATCAGACGCTGCTGTTGTAGCATTTGGTGCAAACTCCGAAATCACTCTTACTCATGTTCATGATGTTGGCCTGACGGTTACAAATACAATCAATGGAACTGACAATCGACCTACCGTACTACAACTAAAATCAGAAGAAGATGCAATTGTTGCTGATGACGTTATTGCATCTATTGAAATGGCAGCGGGTGACTCAGATGGTACGGATGGAGCTACCGTTGCAGCGGGTATTCATGCGATTGCAGAAGACACATTTAGTGCTAGTGCTAACAAAACCAAACTAGTGTTCACAACTGGTGTGTCTGAAACTGCTGCTTCTAGTGCTACTGCGAAGGCAACGCTAAGTTCTATCGGTGACTTCACTGTTGCTGGTGATTTGATTATCAAGGATGGCGGTACAATTGGTTCTGCTAGTGACTTGGATGCCATTGCGATTGCATCTGATGGTGTTGTAACCATGAATCAAATTCCTGTCTTCAGTGCTGGTATTAATGTTTCTGGTGGTAGTATTGCGGGAACACTTTCTACTGCTGCTCAAGGTAATATTACATCACTTGGTACACTCACTACACTTACAGTAGACAATGTTGTTATTAACGGTGCGACCATAGGACATGGTGATGATACCGATTTGATGACTGTTGCTGATGGCATCCTAACTGTTGCTGGTGAAGTATCAATGACCACTCTGGATATTGGTGGTACAAATGTTACTTCTACTGCTGCTGAATTGAATGCATTGGACGGTATTACAGCAGTAGTTGGGGAACTTAATGCACTAGACTTGGGTTCGACTGCTGTTGGTACTGCTATCGCAAGTAAAGCAGTCATATTAGACTCCAATAAAGATTATACAGGGGTACGAAACTTTACATTATCTGGTGAATTAGATGCTGGAAGTCTAGACGTTTCTGGTGATGTAGACATAGATGGTACGTTGGAAGCAGACGCAATTACAGTCAATGGCACTGCACTTGCAGAATTTATTAGCGATACTGCTGGAGCAATGGTCGGTAGTAATACTGAAACAGGCATTTCTGTAACTTATCAGGATGGCGATAATACAATAGACTTTGCTCTTGCCGCTGCACAGACCACAATCACTTCACTACTTGCAACTGATATCAAGATTGGTGAGGATGATCAAACCAAGATTGACTTTGAGACTGCTGACGAAATACACTTCTATGCTAATAATGCTAATGAGATGATTGTTCAAGCCAATGTTGTAGCGCCGGGTGCAGATGATGGAACTGCTTTAGGTGATGCTAACCAGCGTTGGTCAGATTTATTTCTTGCTTCTGGTGCTGTTGTTAATTTTGATAATGGTGATGTTACAGCAACACACAGTTCAAATACTTTAACTATAGCT